GGTAGGCCAGTTAATCACGACGTTAAGAGGGCGATGGCGGCTACTGGCAAATCCCGTGCGACCGTGTACCTACAGCGCAAAAAGGTGGAGGCCCAGCCGCTCGTGAAGGCGAGGGGCGGCGGGCTGGACGTGGAGATCCAGAGGCTTGAGGATCTAGCAGCGAGCCTAGGCGAATCGGCAAAGGACGACACAAGAGCCGACCGCTCCGAGCTGATCAGTAACTACACAAAGCTGGTCGAGGCGTTGCGTCGGATGAAGGGCGACAGGCCCGACATCGATCAGGCAGAGGGCACGATGGTGCCAGTAGACGAAGCCGACAAGGTGATGGCTGCAAGGGACAACGCACTTGTGCCGCTACTCAAAGGGATGGCAAAGCGGTTGGCTCCGATCTGCGCTAACCGCCCAGCGGTTGAAGTGGAGGCAGAGGTGGAAAATGAAGTTGGGCAGATCATGCGCCAGGTAGAGGCAGCACTGTGACGAAAGCCCAAGAGGAGCTGCGCCGACGAGCACGGATCCGCTGGCACTACGAAAAGCCGCCTGGCGTGATCGAATGGGCGGAGCGAAACATCCAACTGGATAGCAGGCTGACCGCTCGCCCTGGTCTGTATAACACGACGTGGACGCCTTACGTGCGGGGCGTACTGGAAGCACTGGCCGATCCGGGCGTTCATACCGTCACGCTTTGCTGGGGATCGCAGACTGGCAAGACGCTGACGCTGGCCATCTGGCTGGCGTACAGGATTGCGAACGATCCCGCGCCCGCCTTGCTTGTTATGCCAAACGCGGATCTGGCTAGGTCATACAGCGAGACGCGACTGACTCCGATCTTTGAGAAGTGCAAGCCGGTGAAGCGACTATTCCCGCAGGACTTAGACGATCTGAAAATACTAGAGATGCAATTTGCGACGATGACGCTTTCTCTGGTCGGATCAAATAGCCCGGCCAATCTTTCCTCACGTCCGATTTGCATTTGCGTATTGGATGAATTGGATTCTTTTGCGGCGCCATCTGAAAAGGACGCAGCCGCTTACTCGCTGGCGTTGGAACGGACAAAGGCGTTCCCACAACGGAAGCACGTTCTGACTTCGACCCCCACGCTCAACACCGGCGACATCTGGATTAACTATCAGGCAGGAACGCAGGAAACTTTTCACGTGCCTTGCCATTCGTGCGGGGAGTTTCAAGCGATGGAGTTCGGTCAGATCCGATGGGATGAAACGGCACGATCGGAGGATGGCAAATGGGATATGCGAAAGGTGACGGAAACCGCCGCCTACTACTGCACAAAGTGCGACGCTCCGTGGAGTGAGCGCAATCGCCGCCAATCGATTGAGCAAGGCAAGTGGGTGGCGGCAAACGCCAGCTCTGAGGTTGGCCGTCGATCGTTTCGACTGCCGAGCTGGTACTCCCCGACGATCACGTTCGCTGATTGCGCCAAGAAGTTCCTGACGGAAAAGCATTATCTGCACGGGCTACAAGGATGGGTGAACGGATGGTCTGCGATGCCGTGGGAGGATCAATTTGATGATAACGAGCTGAACAATATACCGCCCGGAGCGTTTGCCAAAAAGCAGGAGTGGGAAACGGATCACATCAAGCTGGCTGCAATCGACAGGCAGATCGACGAGTTCTGGTTTGTGGTGCGGGCGTTCGCCAGGGATGGATCGAGCAGACTGATTGAGGAAGGCCGGCGCAGAACGATCGAGGACGTGGCACACACGTTGGCCGAGCTGGGCGTGAAGCCGATCCACACTTGTATTGATTCAGGTTACGAAACGCACGAGACGTACAGGTGCGCGGCACGTTACGGCTTTGTAGCGATTAAAGGTGAGGAACGCCAATACTTCTACATTGAAAGCCAAGCCGGGCGGATGAAGTCAGTACACAGTTCGGATCAGCCGACGGACGCAGGCTGTCGCCTGCTCCTTCTCAGCTCGCCGGCCTGCCAAGATTTGCTGGCTTGGTTGCGACGAGGGCAGGGGCCGATGTGGGAAGTGGCCTATGACGTAAGCCCGGAATATCGGGAGCACATGGCCAGCCATAGAAAGGCCCATCGCATTAACCGCAAAACGGGCAAAGACGTTTATGAGTGGATTCGGGTAAAGGGCAGGCAGGATCATTTATACGACTGCGAAACCTACCTCGCTGGATTCGCTGTTTGGGGGAAGGTGATTCAAGCCGAGGCTGCGATGGCTCAAGAGGCGAAGCCGTGATTGACACGATGAGAACGGAGTCGTGGATCGTGCTCTCCTTTTTTCCCTCTGGATTCAGGCGTCTAAAAACGCTCAGGCTCTTGTCCTTGCCTTGGAAGCAATCGCAGCCGGCCAAGCCACCGTTTTCCAAAACGGAGGCCGGACAATGATTAACGCAAGCGTGGCTGGCAAATCTTTCTCTTATCAGGTCACGTCAGGCATCACCCCAGTTGAAGTTGCGAAAGCAGCTCTGGACGGCTGGCGCTTGGTCAGCGGCAAGACCGATGCAGAGGTCACCGCAATTTTTACAGGCGATCAGAGCCTAGTCACTTACCCAAGGTTTAAGGAAACCACCTACTAAAATGGACATCGTCGGCAAAGTGATTTCGAGTTGGTCGCGCATGGTTAATGCCGCCCGGCACGATCCACGCAAGCGCCGTTGGGTAGATGCCCAACTAGCCGACACAAAGCTGGATGTCAGCTCCGCATCCCGGCAATCGATCGCCGCTCTTTCCCGTTGGCTTTGCTACAATAGTGCCATCGTCCGTGGCGCAATCGACACGATGACGCGGAACGCAATCGGCGCTGGGATCAAATGCCAGGCACGCACAAAGGACGAGGGCTGGAACAAAGCGACTGAGGAGTGGCTGGCGACGTGGGAAGGATCTTGTGACGTTCGCGGTATACTCACTTACCAAGCGATGCAGCAAGTGGCCACCCGCACGATGTTACGCGATAATGAAATTTTTATTCTTTTAACAGATAACGGCGACGGCTGGCCGATGTTGCAAATGGTGGAAGGGCACCGCTGTGAAACCCCATCCTACGTAAAGGACGATGCCAAGATTTTCGACGGAGTGCGGATGAATAAGTTTGGTCGCCCTTTGAGCTACTACATCCGCACCGGGATCAACGGCGACACGTTCACAGAAGTGCAGGCTGCGGATTTAATTCTCTTAGCGGAACGGGATAGGGCAGACGAAGTGCGATCACTATCGAAGCTCGCATCCTGCATCAATCTGTTGCTGGATCGTGATGAGATTTTGGACTACGAAATGCTGGCATGTAAGCGGGCAGGGCAGATCGGCATGGCAATCGAATCGACGACTAATTCTGGCCCTGGATTCTTTAACCCGACAGAGACTGATTCAACAAACCTAACGACCGACAACCTTTTCGGCGGTGGTGCCTTGGTCAACGTCCCAATGGGCAAGACACTGCGAGAGATTAAAAACGATCGGCCCAGCCAAAATCTCCAACAGCACATGGATCAATACATTCGTGCAGTGGCGTCTGGCCTTGGCGTTCCTTACGCCTACATCTGGTCGCCTAACGAGCTGACCGGCCCAAGCCAACGGTTCGTGCTCGCCCAGGCTCAACGCAGATTCGACGAGATTTCCGATGCGGTGATCGAGCAAATGCTGAAACGGGTTCGCAAGTGGGCACTGGCCAAGGCAATCAAACGTGGCGATCTGACTCCGCCCAGGGGGATGGCGATGTGGTGGGAAGCGGTCTATCACACCCCAGCCCGCACCACGATCGACGCTGGCCGGGATAGTGCAGCGGATCGCGAGGATCTAAAGATGGGCATCAAAACACTGGCCGACATCAGCGCCGAGCGCGGATCTGATTGGCAGGAGATCGTAAATCAGAAGATTGCCGAGCAGATCTACATCAAACAAAAGGCACAAGAAGCCGGGCTGACTATGTCAGACGTCCAGATCACCGGCGCACCCGCAGCTCCCGCCGCCCCTATTGCCGCCACGCCACCGGCCGCACCGCTTCCAGAGGATACGACTGTCCAGCCTGAACTTGAGGAAGCTATTGAGCCAGTGCAGGCATCAGTTCCTACCACGGAAACCTTCACAATGCGTGACGAACCAGATTTTAACCTTACCCCAAAAGAGATGAACATGGTGGTAAAGGCGATCGGGATCGGCTCAAAGCCAAAAACAAAGAAGAAAAAATAGTTGGTCAATCCTGCCGGGCAAGGGCAGGCTTGGCGCATGGAAGGCGTAGGAGTAATTGGCGGGACTATACTTTGTATTGTTCTCTTTGTTCTAGGCGTTCTGCTTCTGCTTTTGCCCGCGTTCGTTTTCCAGATTGCCAATTCATCAACTCGCAGCGAGGAGTTGCTGAAAAAAGCTATAGCTGAACTAGAGAAATCTACTTACGAGTTAAAAAAGATTAACGCCCACCTGACTCCCGCACCTCCAGAAATGGAGTAATTTGACACGCCATGCGCGGGCATGGCTCAAAAACTATTTAAGGGAATTTCTGTCATCACCGCTGGCCCTGCTTTGGGTCACGGGATGATTATCGACGCAGACACGCTGGAACAAGTTGTCCAAGCTGGGAACGATCTGGGTCAGGTCAAAGTGCTATCTGACCACAGCTCTAGCGTTTCCAACATCATCGGATACCTAGAAAACTTTACCTTAGACGGCGGCCGTGTCCGTGCTGATCTTACCTTATTTGAGAGCCACGAGGGGTTTGCCTACTTCAGCGAACTAATCGGCACGCTGCCTGGGCAGATCGGATTCTCCATCAGTTTCAGTGGAGTGCCGAGAATGGCCGAGGACGGCACGCAACTGGCTGACGTCAGCACGCTTTATTCCGTCGATCTCGTAACCACTCCAGCGGCCAATCCGACCGGCGTTTATTCCGCACGGGTTGACACACGCAAATCGCTTAATATGGATACAATCGTAAAAGAATCAGCGCCGGTTATCGAAGCCGCGCCCGAAGCACCGGCGGCCCCGGCGTTTAATGCCGAGCAGGCCATCGCCGCTCTCTCCGCCCGGATCGACGAACTCGTCGGCAAATTTGCCGCCAAGTTTGAAGCCGTGGTCGAGGAAGCTCCCGCAGTAGCCGAAGCACCCGTGGCAGAAGAAGCGCCTGCTGTCGAAGCGGCTCCTGCCCCTGAAGTTAGCGCCAATCTGGAATCTAACGACAAGATCGTCGCCCTGGAAACCAAGCTCGCTCGTTTGACCGTCGAGCTGGAAGCCAGCAAAGGCACCCAGCCCGTCGAGATCAGCGA